ACCAGCAACCGTCTGGATCAGAGCCGCGTTGCAGCCCAGAGCCGTTTGCGCGAGGGTATCGTCAGCCTGGATCTGGAACAGCGCATCCGGGTCATCCACGACATAGCCTTGGATGTCAGAGGCAGTGTTGCCAGAGGTGTAGTTCTGACGGAACACCTTCCCGTAGGTCGGGTCAGTGAACGTGCAGCCCACAAACACGCCAACAAAACCAAAGCCGCCACCCGTAGAGGTGACAGTCGTGGCAGTGGTGGTCGCGTTAAAACGCGCCAGATAACCACGGGAAGAACCCGTGTTGGTGATGATCACCGGATCACCGTACTGGATGCTCACAGAGTAGCTAGCAGGAATCGCGTAAAGGCGAGTCGAGCCAGCATACCCTTGACCACCCAGAAGGTTGATCGGGCGAAGCCCGTACGGAGCAAGCGTAGCAGCCATTTTCCGTTACCTTTCTAGGATATGGTTGAGGATAAAGGCCAAGAGATTATTCCCTTGGCCCACGGCCAAACGTGGTCCGAGAGGAACGCTCTGGTTTCAGCAGCGGCATCCTCGGGTCGTTCTCGCGCATCAAATTGTTGTCCACGCTCTCCATCTGCTGCTGCGCCATGTTTCCGTAGTAAGCCTCGCGCTGCTTGGCAATTTCTACCGGGATTTTGCAGAGAAGGAGACCACCAACCTCGACATTGCCTTTGAAGCGTCCGTCTTGGTCGGCAAACAGCATAAGCTCAGGATGATCCTCAGCACGAACAGGCACATAGCCCTCGCGCATTTGCCTGCTGACATTGGTGTTGTCCGCATTATTCATCATAGATGTGCGAACCCAGCGGAACACATACCCGTCCTGTGGCTTCGGGTCGGGGAGAATGGAAGGAGGCTTCCAAGAAGGAACGCGGGTTTGGTGTTCCCGGGTTTCAAGGTCGCGGGGTGTGCGGTCAGCCATTACCGTACTCCTTCAAATACTGAGCAGCATACTGCTCGCGTGTTAAACCCAGACGACGAGCAATGGACTCCTGCGTCGAGGTCATCTTTAGTGAGCGAGTTCCCTTTGTCGTCCTGGCGGCAGGAGCAACAACGCTCGCAACCCTAGCCTGGGCGGGGGCCTCGGCGCTGGGTTCTTGGAAATACTCCGAGAATCGTTTTCTCACACGAGAGTTGATTTCGTCAAAGTATTTATTGCTACGAGGGTCAATCTTATGTTCCCGAATCAGCACATCGCTGACCGCATAAGCATAACCCGTCATTTCTTTCTCAAGCTCACTGCCACCCTCGAACCAAGGATTATTCTTGGCCCATTTGACAGCTTCAGGGTCAGGCCCCTGGCGCTTCGGCGGCTCTAACCGCTGAGGCTCAGGAATCGGCTCCGGCTTGTAGGCAGAATACCGCTCATGCTCATTAACCAAACGCTGAAGGCGCTCTTGGTGTTCAATGAACTTGTCCGTTTCGCCGCCCTCAAACGCCTCTTTCATGGCGCGTTTGGTGGCATTGATCTCGGATTCAGCCCGCGTCTTGGCCTGATTTACAGCAAATTGCTCACTGCTACCGGCCAATTCCCGGTATTTCTTGTTTTCTTCAGCCAGCCGATTAGCCAACTGAATAACCTCATCCCGCTCACGAGCCGCAAGCTCTTTAGCTCGACGCTCCGAGTGGGCCTTGAAGGCTAGCTCCCGAACCTTCTGCCGGGACTCCTCGCGGTATTTGGAGATTTCTTCCTCGGTAAGGGTGATGTCATCATCACTTTCCGTTACCTCGGGAGCAATGGGCCGACCCCGATCCTCTTCGGGCATATCGTCCACGACTTCAATCTCAAAGCCTTCGTCTTGATCGTCTGTTTTGCGAGCTTCACTCATACCCGTGAAATCCCCCGTGGATCTTCGACAACCGCTTCCACCATGTCATCGTTGATCAGGCGGAACTCTTTGCCGTGAATCTTGATTCGCGTGCCACTATAGGCCCGGAAAAGAACCCAATCCCCCTCGTTACACCAGGGGCCATTCGGGAATTTCTTTTCATCCAGGTAGCACAAATCACCCATCTTCAAGACAAACCCAACAACGGTAGCGAGGGCTTCCGTGTTGCGGACTTGTTCTGGGAGATAAATGCCACCGTCAGTCTTTTCCTCAAGCTCTGGGAGAGCAATCAGAATCTTAAAGCCCCTGGGTTCCGGGAGTTGCTTGGCTCCTCGGACTTCTCCTTCAGGCATCTTAATATCTACGTTAAGCATTTTAGTCCTCTACGCGCATTCTGGCTGCGCGATGCCCACCGCCCGGTGCGGGCGATCAGTCATGCTCTTTTAATTTCTCCACCATATCGAGCAATTCTCTCTCGGCTTTCGCCAAACCCTCAATAATCCCCACTTGATACCTATAGTCTGCCCAATCAGCAGCACATCCCGTGGCAATATGGTCTGCGTGTTCATTCATGATATTGCGAATCTTAGACCGCAAATATTCCAGCATATTGTCCGTAACTGCGGCCATTACCGATTCCTCATGAGATCAACACCAACCTTAAAGGCATCAAGCTTTATCCTTGACGCCTCCGCATCACCTTTCTGATCATTAGCCTGCTTCTGAGAAGCGGCCTTAATCCCAGCATTAACCCCAGCAATACGCTCCTGAGAATCAATGCGCTGGCGTTCAATTTCTTGCTGCTGCTCTTTAAGCCGAAGCTCTTCCTTATCCTTAAGCGCCTTCCGCTGGATTTCCTGCTCCTTAATCTGGAGATCCTTCATCTGGGCCTGAAGAACAGGGTCTTGGGCCTGCTGCTGCGCCTGCATCTGCTGGGCCTCAGCCTGATCCTTAGAAAGAAGCTTTTGGGCCGCATCGGACATTAACTGAGACAGAGCGACCTCGATGTCTTCCGGCAAAGGCTCTTCTGGCGGCGGCAGTTCAACGCCAAGCTGCTTCTCAATCTCCTTCCGGTATTGGAAGGCAATATGCTCATTGATATGCGCCATGGCCGCAGCCTGAATAGGTCCAGCTTGCGGACCCTGCCCCACCAACTGAAGGATCTTGGGGTCTTGCATGGCAGACATATGCACTTTGATGTGCGCTTCGTGGTCCTGATAAAGGAACGCCTTAACAGGCTTACCCGCCAGAATCGCCATGTTCTCCGATACCGGGTCCATGGGCTTCTTTTCTTTATCAGACGGAATGATCTTGTCTGGATCTTGAATCCCTAAAGTGAGAAGCATCTGCCGATGAAGCTCCGGCAAGTCATACATCTGCGGCGCCTGTTGAGCCAACTGGAGCGCAGCCTGATACTGCACCACACGCTGAGACAATGACGCAGCATTCGGATCAGTGACGGGGATTACATCAATCCTGCCATCATAATCATCCGTGCGGGTGGCGCCCATGTCAGTTTCATACTCATAGTCGCCCTGCATATGGGTACGGATAATATCCACAAGCAGATCAAGCTCTTGCTTCAAAGAGGCATGAAGACGCGCCTGCACCGCAGACATCACCTTCATCGCGCGCTCCATGAGCGCCAAAGTCGTGCCTACTGGGGCATTCTGGTTGGCATCGCCAATCTGAAGATCAGCAATAGACGCAAACCGACGACCTTCCTCAACCAAGTTGCCAAGTAATCCAGCTAACACTTGGGACGGCTCTTTGTAAGGAAGGAAGGTAATACTATCCTTAATCGCCCCGGATGGCACATCCACATCCCGGAACTCACCCGGCATCAACGGTGTGCTGTCGCCCTTAATCCGAAGACCGCGTGCCTTCAAGCCAGCCGGAAGGTTAGAAAGAGTACCGGCATCCACAAGCTGCCGAAGGATCGAGGTGGCAGATTTTGCAATGCCACCGACCAAGTGAATCAAACCAAATGGGTAGAAACCAAAGCCCGGAATATACCCATACTGGACGAAGTGCTGACGCTTCAGCTTCAGCGGGTCATCCTGCTTCCAGTTCCGGTAGATAGACAGGATCTTGCCGGTGGACTTTTCGACGGTGACGACATACGGGAGGGCAACGCCAGTTTCCTCACCGTCATCCCCGACATCCTCATATCCTGGAAGGTCAAGATCAACGTGCATCTCCAGAAGGATATGCCGGTCATCCTGGTCTGTTAGCTCTTCGCCAGCCAGTTTGTCTTTAATGCGCTGAATCTCATTCCGATCCGGGACCGGGGTAGAGAGATCAATG